TAATATTACTAGTGTTGGTGTCCGTGGTGTCCTTATACCATGACCCACACTTTAGTGTTACTTATAGTATATAAGTATTTGTTTTTGCCTTGTAGATGAATGTCAAAGGCGGCGGGTCATTTAGCGACAACTCTCGCGGGTCTCGATCAGATAATAAGATCGGGCAAGTCGATGTACAATCGATTCAGCAATTGGAGGAATCCAAGGCAGGTAACGCCTACGCGAAGTTTCCCAAAGTTCTCGACAAGGATGCGGACCATCTCGCGGCGGAGTTTCACAAAGTCGCGCTCAAGCAACGGGACACGGAAAAGATCGTACAATGGGAAGAGGAAGAGGAACTCGACGAAGAGGACAGTTTGGCGAATGAAGAAGAAGCTAAAGCAAATAATGGTTCCGGCCAAATCTCTGTGGCTGGACGCCCTCCAGGGCAGGGTGACAACGGGACAAGGTACCTCCACCTGGGTAAGTCTCGGAAACTTATTGACCCAGAACGCTGTGTTAACGGGATTTACTGGAAGCGTGGAATCAGGGACATACCTAATGTCGGGATTAGCGAACAACGACGGAACGTCTGGAAACATCCTAGGGAGAGCCAAGTTCATAGTCCACAGTTGGGAACAAATATTCCGATGGACCAATCAAAGTAATTGTCCTTTGACTCTTGAGTGCTACACATTGAAGTGTGTTCAGAATGTACCTGTTGATGGGTTGATTAATTCAGGGTTGGAAGTTACAAATACCATTAAGGATTTTATGACTGCTTGTTACAATAAGCAGTATGTTGGTGGTTCTACTATTCCTTCTATCAGTGTTGATCATCCAGCGTTTAAGCTGTCTGATTTAGCTCGGTTTGGTGCTTATTTTAAGACCATTCGTCATAAGACTGTTGTGGTTCAGCCTGGTGAATCTATGTCTATGCGTAAGTATAAGATTAGGCCTCGTACGTATGCTGAGGCTATCAGTTATGATGCTGTTACGGCTGTTCTTAAGGTGCATGCCCAGAAGGGTACTTTGCATTATCTTTGGCGTATTACTGGTACTCCTCAATCTGCAGCCGAGGGTAAGGATGCTACTCTATGTGATGTTAAGATGGCATTTGTATCTTCTATTCATGCTCGGACAAGTGGTTATTCTTCGAATAATTATCAAACGTTCCCGAGTACGACTGGATTGCCTGTGGGCCTAGTGATTGAAAATATCTATCCTGGTACCTCTGAAGCTAAGGTTGCAGCCCCTGTCCCCTAGCTGATTGTTGACCGTTTGTTTGCTATTTGGTGTAAGTATGTAAATCGTGTACATTTATGTGAAAACCTGTCTTTGAAGTAAATTAAAGTTAGATGCTTTACTCCACCTCACTCAAAAAACAGTATGTTTGTCGTTGCATAAGTTAATGTCGCCGAAGGCGTATACACAGAAGATTACCAGGGATCAATCCTCATCCTTAAGATTTATTCAGAAAACAGTCCGAGGCACGACTTAGTTTATCTTGCATAATCAGTAGCGTCGAAATCGGTATCCATTTCAGTTCGATTGGGATCATCAGTCATTTCTTCTGGTTCAGGTTCATCATCTCCCATGTCCCATATGTTGAATCTTGATCGGAATGCAGGGTCTTCTACAAAGTTAGGAATTCTTCCATGGTTGCAGATGAAGATGATTGTTCTTCTTTGTTTCATTTTCCAGTATTTTTTGGTGTATCTTGTATCTCCGAATACGGGAGTTTTTACCAGGTAGCAGTCGCTGACGTTAATTAGTTCCATGAGTGTCACAGTTTGTGGATCATTGTATATTACAACTTCTTGTCCTTCATAATCATCAAATGGATATTTGCCGTCTACTCTGCTGAAGACTCTTTTTCCTTCAAAGGTAGTGTTGTACCAGAATGATTTTCCAGTATCGGGAATTCCGATTATCATATGATTACATTTTTTTTCTCCAAGTTTAGGTTCAAGTACGTCCGTACCATCAGGTAATTTGAATGGATATGGTGATTTTAATTTTTTACTTTCGTTATGTATAATCCATGCATCAAAGTCACCCTTCTCTTTTCTGAAGTTATGCCATGTAGTAAAGTTTAAGTTTTCGTTCATCTTGAAGTTACCATCTTTCATTACATAAGCCATGACAGCTTGTCTATCTCTCACAGTTGTATAGAAACCATGATATTTTCCTAAGTCAGCCCATCTTGGATTTTTGAAATTCTTTTTAGTTGGCAGTTGCATATAAACATGCAAGTGGGGTGTTCCATCTTTATGATCTTCTTGTGCCACAATTAGGTTGGATGGGTTCCATTGTTTAGCTAGCATTGTATATGCTTCATCGCGTTTGATATCGCATTTTGGGTAGGTAAGGAAGAAGGCTTTGCCTGTAGCTCTGTATCCTTCTTTCTTTTTATCTTGTTTATCAAAAAATTTTTCAACGTCTTCGATCATTTGGACACTAGTA